AGAACAAAGGAATTTTCTCGTATGTCTAAAGGAATCGGTGCTGATTATTTATCGAGCAATAAAATAAAGTGGCACTTAGATGACTTGCTTGAACGTGCTTATATTCCATTAGAAGGTGGCAATAAATCACCATTGCCACGATATTATAAAGACAAGATATACACCAAAGAGCACAAAGAAATAATAGGCAAGCATCTAGAGGAAACAGCAGGCACAAGAAATACTATTCAAACAATTAACCAAAGAAAGGTAAACGAAAGAAAAGTAAACCTTTAGCCTAGAAACACTCAATCTATCCTAGCCCAGCGGCAATGAGCGAGCCGAGCCCCGGAGGGGCTAATTTGGAAATATCAAAATAAACAATATATTTGACCCAATATGCAAATTTACACACACTACAGCCGACCTCGTACAAGGTACAGGGAATGCACAGGGAAGAAATTAGTTATCCCTGACCAAACTATTAGTTTAAAAACTATGGTTTCAAAATACGTTAGGGGTCTCCCTATAAGTGCCCCAAATTTTAACGGTACTTACACAGATGACGAATCAGCTTGTGACTTCAAAAAACTTGATTTAGCCGAACAAGAGGAAATCATTTTGGAGCGTTCTGCTGAACTTTCTGAAATAAAACAGAAGAAAGCAAAGGAAGATGCAGAACAAGCGGCAAATCAAAGAAAAGAGGCCGAAAAACGAGAGGCCGAACTTAAAGAGCTACGCGAATTTAAAAAACAAACTAGCATTAATAACCCTTGATATATTAATGCTAATTGACCCAAGCCCAATAAAATCGAGCAAAAAGCATATATTTAAAAAACGATGCCAAATGTAGTGCGAAAGAGTGATAAAAATATAACGCGCTAGCGAGATAATTAGGCGGGTCAAAAAACATTTTTTAGAAAAAAAAATAAAAATAAAAAAACATGGAAACAGAAACTAAAACAAAACAAATATTAAGAGATACGGAAGTTGAAATTATCCACGAAGCTGCAAAAAAGGAAATAAACGAGTTACCTATCTCCTATGTATTATGGTTAACATTTAGAAGTCAATTTATTGACGAACTCGCTAAAACTGACGTATCTATATACGAAAAATGGAAAGAATACGAAAACCTTCAACTTGATAGACTAGAAAGGGAATACAGCCATGTTGATTGAACCAATTCCATATGAAATAATAAAAGCTGCGATCGACCCTATATCATTGGCAATTATGGCCAGTGTTGGTGTAGGTATGTATAACTCCTGGCGTGCAAGGAGACAAGCTGATAAAATAAACGACCAGAATGTTGAAGAAGCTCGTCGAGTTATGGAGGAACAAAGGTCGCACGCATTACAAGATTGGGATAAGGTTACTTCATACAATACACCATTACAACAAATGGAAAGGTATAGAAACGCTGGTCTTAATCCACAGCTTATATACGGAAGTGCTCAAAATTCACCTTCAGCAATGGTAAAAAATACCTCACAAGGAGCAGGCCGTAGAGATGCTGGCGAAGTAGTCAACGCTATTCAAGGAAGTACAAGTGCCGTTAATACTGCACTTAACCAATATATGAGTGTAAAATCCTTAGAAAATGATACCAATTTGAAAAACGCTCAGATTCTTAATTTATCTTCACAATCTGACAAAACAAAACAAGATACCAAACTTACAAAGGAGCGTTGGGATGAACTCGTCATGCAACCAATGTTCAAGCGGCTAGAGATGCAGGCTAACATTATGAAAACTGACAAACAGAGGTTCGGTATGCCCTCACAAGATATGGCACAGACTAGATATAGGAAAGGAACTGAAAATGTTGAAGCCAATATCGAATACATCAGGGAAAAAACTAGCCTTTTGCGTCAAGAAGGTAAGCTAAAACAATCAGATATCGACACCATGGAAAGATTAAGTGCTTCTCCTGCAGGTCTCAAACTGATTATGGATTTATTAAAACTTATTGCAAAATAATATGAGAAAAAGAAACAAAGGGAACCGCCGCTCTAGGAGCCGCCGTTCCAACGGAAAAAAATTAAAAACATACAAAGTGTCTAGAGGAGGTATCAGATTATGAGTAAATCGTTATTTACACAAGTCGCAATGAAGCGACCAACTCAAAGTACATTTGATTTAACCCATGACGTAAAAATGTCGGGAAAAATGGGAAGGTTAATCCCGTCCTGTTGCTTTGATGTATTACCAGCCGACCAAATTACTATTGGTGCAGATGCGTATATTAAACTTGCTCCCATTCTCGCTCCTATTATGCATAGAGTAGACTTTTCAATACATTATTTTAATGTTCCTACTCGTATTATGTGGGAAAATTGGGAAAAGTTTATATCTAACACAAAAGATGAGAATGGAGACGACTATATTCAACCTTATGTAACGATAGACAATAATGCATCTGAAAATGTTAAGAGAATTATGGATTATTTAGGGATTGCTCCACCTGCTAATAGCACACCAACTAGTGAAGATATACTTGCTTATCCTTTTAAAGCATTTCTATTAATTTATAACGAATATTACAGAGACCAGAATTTAATTCAGCCAATTGAATGGGATTTAATAGACGGGGACAATTCAGTTGAGTTCTTTAGTATATTCGACAATATTGAATTCAATAGAGCATGGGAGCATGATTATTTTACTAGCTGTCTCCCATTTGCTCAAAAAGGTGCCTCTGTTGATATACCTTTAGGAAATGTAACATTAACCCAAGATTTAGATGCAGGAAACGCACCTTTCTTTATAGATGCAACACAAACGGCATTAGTAACAGGAACAATTCAACAACCAAGTGCAGGCACAGGAGATAAAATTGAAGGAACTGATTTTCCTGGCGAAACTGCTTATTTAGACCCAAATGGCTCATTAATTGTAGGTGCTACAACTATCAACGATTTAAGGCGAGCTTACAGGCTACAAGAATGGTTAGAAAAAAATGCTAGAGGCGGAACAAGATACACCGAACTTGTATATGTGCATTTCGACCAAAAGTCGCCTGACAGCAGATTACAGAGGCCTGAATACATTACAGGAATCAAGGCTCCTATTATTGTGTCAGAAGTATTAAACACCACAGGCCCAACTCAATATTGGAATACAGAAACCAATCAAGCCGAACAAACAGGAAGTCCTCAAGGCTTACCTACAGGAGTAGCGGCAGGAATGCATCAAGGAAGGCTTGGAAGATATACAGCACAGGAACATGGATGGATAATTGGCATATTCTCATGCATGCCAAAAACAGCTTATCAGCAAGGAATTAACCGTATGTTTACTAGAAAGGATTTCCTTGATTATGCCTGGCCAACTTTCGCCAACTTAGGCGAACAGGAAGTATTAACAAGAGAAATTTTTGCATATACATCTGATTCGGATGAATTATTTGGATATATTCCGAGATATGCAGAATACAAATTCTTAAATTCAAGAGTTGCAGGAGATTTCCGCACAACTTTAGACTATTGGCATTTAGGAAGAATTTTCCCTGTTGCGCCCGCACTTAATCAAAGTTTTATTGAGTGTACTCCCGAGGATGTTATCAGGATTTTTGCAGTCCAGGATGGCACAGACAATATATGGATGCACGTTCTTAATAAAATCAGGGCGAAGCGCAAATTACCATTCTTCGGAACTCCAACTATTTAATAACCTTTAAAACAGCCCCGCAAGGGGCTTTATCATTATGCCACAATGTATATATATAAGAATAATAAACGATGCACCCGTTCAATGCGGCAAGTGCATGTATTGCCGTAACAAGCGAATATCAGGTTGGGCGGCAAGATTAATGAACAAAGAAAAACACAGTGCTTTTGCCTTCTTTGTAACTCTGACTTACAAACCCGAGGAGATTATGTTCTCTACAACTGGCCGCCCGACTCTTTACCCGAATCATCTTACGATATTTTGGAAAAAATTGCGAAAGTCTTTTCCGTCGAAATCAATCTCTTATTATATATGCGGGGAATATGGTTCCAACCGCCAGCGCCCGCACTATCACGCAATAATTTTCTTCAATAATGAAAAAATCCAACCTCAGTACGCTTTTAGACAACTCGAGAAAGCGTGGCAATATGGCGAAATTCATATCGGAAACGTATCTAGCGACAGTATCGCTTATACTCTTAAGTATATCAGCAAACGACCAAGTGTCCCAGCTTATCACGGCGATACAAGAACAAAAGAATTTTCTCGTATGTCTAAAGGAATCGGTGCTGATTATTTATCGAATAATAAAATAAAATGGCATTTAGACGACCTGCTTGAACGTGCTTATATACCTTTGGAAGGTGGCAATAAATCACCATTGCCACGATATTATAAAGACAAAATATACACCAAAGAGCACAAAGAAATAATCGGAAAACATTTAGAGGAAACAGCAGGAACTCGGAACACTATTCAAACTATTAACCAA